GCTTGGAATCGGGTACTCTCACAGTTTCACTTCTAAACGACACCGCAGCTACAAACGTCCTCGTAACTCTTAATGCTGCTTTCGGTACAACCGTAGCATGCAAGATGTTACAAGAAAAAGGAACCGCAGTATCAGCGACAAATCCTCTTTACACGTTTGATATTCTCGTCAACAACCTCACACCTATTAACGGTGCGACTGGTGACATGGCAACACAAGACATCACATTTACGCTAAACTCAGTCGTAACTGTGGCAGATTCAGGCACGTTCTAATTAAATAAAGGGGCAACATGGCAAAGCTAAAAGTAACTAGGGCAGATGGCACAGAGTCAACGCACGACCTGACTCCAGCTATTGAATATGCTTTTGAGCAATACGCTAAGAAGGGTTTTTATAAAGCCTTCCGCGAGGATCAGAAGCAATCGGATATTTATTGGCTTGCTTGGGAATGTCTGCGTAGAGCAGGCGCTCCAGACGTGAAGCCATTTGGGGATGCGTTTCTAGAAACCTTAAAGGCAGTTGAGGTGCTAGATGACGACCCAAATGGCTAACGCGTAATACCTGGACTTACCGTATAGCAGAGCTATCAGTCCATCTGGGTATTGCGCCTAGCGAATTTATAAATATGGATTCAGATTTACTGAAAGCCATATACGAGGTACTAAGGAAACAGGCGGAAGAAAACAAAAATGCCAGTAGTGGTAGAAGGAATCGTAGGCTTTAGAAAAGCCTTGAACAAACTCGCGCCTGACATCAAGAAGGAAATGGACAAAGAAGTGCGTGAAGCACTTAAGCCCATTATTGCAGATGCACGTTCTAAAGTACCTGCAATGGCTCCAGGCGGTTTGTTCAATTACAACTATCCTGGTTATGAGCGTAAGAGCCGCACAGGTCGCAAGAATGGTTTTCCATCCTATGATCCTAAAGCTGTGCGCAAAGGTTTAATTTACAAAGTCACGCCGTCGCGCATGCGTAATACAGGTTTTATTTCATTGTTTACATTGTTAAACCGATCTGCTACTGGTGCAATTATTGAAACGGCTGGACGTGCTAACCCTGGCGGTAACCCACGCAGTCAGTCCAACAACCCTAACGCTGGTCAAAGATTTATTGGTGCAATGAATGGTGTAGGCGCATTGGTGGATTATGCCGGACGTGGCAAAGAGTCAACTGGTCGTTTGTTGTACGCCGCTTATGCGCGTAATCAAGGCAAAGCGCTAGATGCCACAATGAAGGCGATACAGAAAGCCAAAATAGCATTAGTAACGCGTATTAAATCGTCAGAAAGGATGGTGGCATAATGGCATTAACAGAAACAGAGATTAAGGTCATAATTGCTGCCGAACTCAAAAAGCAAGGGTTTGATAAAGCATCTAAAGCCACCACAGGTTTAGAAAAGTCATTTAAGAAACTAGGTAAAACTGTTGCCAGCGTATTCGCTGTGCGTGAAATTATCCGTTTTGGTCGTGCTTCAGTTAACGCATTTGCCGAAGCCGAAAAAGAAGCAGCGCAACTGCGCTCACAGTTGACAGGCATTAACTTAGCCTTTGCCACACCTGTCGTTGATGAATATATAGATAAATTAGAATTGGCTACTGGTTTAACTGGCGGTCAGTTAGTTCCAGCATTCAATTCTTTATCAAGAGCAACTGAAGATATTACAAATGCTCAGAAATTATTGAATCTTGCTTTAGATATTTCATTCGCAACTGGTAATGATTTGAATCGCGTGTCAGGTGCTTTGCAACGAGCTTATAAAGGTGAAGTTACCGCTTTAGCAAGACTGCGTTTAGGTTATACAACCGCAGAATTAAAAGGCAAGAAATTTGAAAAGGTTATAAAAGAATTAGAGCGAAGATTTAGCGGTTCTACCGAAAGAGCCACAGAAGGTTACGGTACTAGTGTAGATAGATTGAAACGTGCATTTGAGCAGGCTCAAGAATCTATTGGAAAAGGATTTGTTTCTGGTCTTGAAAAATCAGGTAAAAGTATCGAGGATTTTCAAGACGATATTAAAGATTTAGGGTTTGCATTAGGTGGAGCGGCAGCAGCTTTCAGTAATTTTATAGGAAGCATGTCAAATGATATAAGTAAATTTCTCAATAGTAGTGCGTATTTAAAATTTAGAGATGCAATAGATTTTCTATTTCGTCAAGCTAATTTCGTTGTAACTGGTGAAATGTTGGTTAAAAATACGCCAGCAATGCGAGCAGGTGCAGAACGTAGAGCAGCCGAAGTTGCCACTCGTGCAGAATTACGACAAAGAAATATGATTTTAAAACAAGAAAAAATCAACGCTGCTAATCGTAAAAAAATCCAGACAGAAGAAGAAAAGCGCCGCAGATTGGAACTCGCTCGCAAGCGCGCTCAAACCATATTCGATATGGAAAACATCCAGATCGTTGCAGCTTTACAAGGCAAGATAGATGGAGAACAGCGCACACGCTTAGTAACCTTGCTTGCGCTCAATACAGAGAATTACAAAGCTGCTGAGAAACTGGCAGATGTTGTAATCAGACTGAACGAGCCAGCCCTGCGCAATTTAGGCGTAATGATTGAAGCTGGCGACAGCGTAGATGATCTAATTAAAAAGTTAATCACCAGCCAGGCTAAGTTAGCAGCCCTACAACTTACGGCTGAGGATTTCCCTGAATTGGAAAACCCATTTGAAGAATGGGAAGATAGCCTAGAAAAAATCCTACAAATGTTAATGAAGATTTTGTCTATGGTTTCTGGTACGCCAACAAGTATCGCAAGACCTGTTCAGCCGACAACTGGTGCTGGTTCTGGCGCTTCCGCAAATGAATGGATGCGCATGATGGATCAGCTTGCAAAAGTTGGTCAGTTACCTGCAACAAGTCCAACTATGGATTTGGGCATGGATTTATCAGGACTATTTAGAAATGCCAGCACGTCCAACCAAGCTAACGTTAACGTGTATGTTCAAGGCAATGTAGTATCAGAAAACGATTTAGTTACTACTATTACGCAGCAGATTTACAACCAACAAAAATCTGGTAAGCAGATAGTTTATTCAGGCACCACAATATGACAGCTCCGGTAATCGGCGCGATAGTTGACTTCACGCCTGGTATCAGCGTTCTCATTAACCCATTAACCCTAGATGATGCCTATTACGGCAGACTGGGTTTTGGTCAGTTGGCTGAGTCAACTGCCAATTATGTTGACATAAGCCCACTTATTAAGGAAGCTCACATAAGACGTGGGCGAAGCCGTTTGCTATCTAAGTTTGAAGCTGGCACAGCCACGCTTGACATCTACGATCAGAACGGCGACTGGAACCCTAATAACCCTTCCAGCCCTTATTACGGCGATCTCATACCATTACGCAAGATTCAGATATTTGCCGATTACAACGGCACGAGGTATTACCTATTCACAGGCTTCATAACTAACTACATTACAAACTTCTCGCTAGGCGTAGAAGATGTGAGCCGTGTCACTTTCCAATGCGTAGATGCTTTCCGTCTATTTTCTGGTGCTGGTATTACAACCGTGCCAGGTGCGCCAGCAGGTCAATTATCAGGCGCTCGTGTAAATGCAATACTGGATGAAATTGCCTATCCAAGCCAATTACGAGATGTAGATGCTGGCAACACAACCTTACAAGCTGATCCAGGTACCACTAGAAACGCCTTAGATGCCCTTAGGACGGTCGAGGACAGCGAACTAGGTGGATTCTACATAGATGCCGAAGGCAGGGCTACATTCCTATCTAGAAACGCTATAACAGCCTCTCTAGGTTCCATTGCTTATACCTTTGCAGATAACGGCACAGGCATAGCCTTCCAAGCCGCTTCCGTCAATTACGATGCAGATATTTTGCTCAATGACGTAACCGTCACAAGGTCAGGTGGTACGGCACAGAACGCATTTGACCAGGACTCCATAGACACCTACTTCATTCATTCAGGCAATAGATCAGATGTGCTAATGGAGACTGACAGCGTTGCCCTTAATATGGCACGCATGATCCTTTCAACGAGATCAGATGTAGAGCTGCGCATTGACTCTGTGCAGTTAAACCTTGAAGATGGAAGCGATACTGCACGCTGCGTGGCTGGATTAAACGTAGAACTGCTCGATGCCGTCTCGGTGACAAAGGTAATGCCTGGTTCTAGCACAGCCCAACAGAACCTATTGGTTCAGGGTATAAGTCATGATTTCACAAATAGGTCAATAACTACCACGATTTATACAGGTGAAAGCCTAGTCAACGGCTTCATCTTAAATAGCAATACATTAGGTATACTAGGCACTAACGCCCTGAGCTACTAGGAGAACGAATGTCTTACCCATACGCAACTGGTGATGTCCTCACCGCTAATGACATGAACGGCTTACCCACGTTCACCATTAACGCTCAGACTGGCACATCATATACCGCAGTCCTAAACGATCAGTACGCAAAGTTGGTCACAATGGACAACGCGGCAGCCAATGACTTTTTAATACCAACAGATGCAAGCGTGGCATTTCCTGTCGGTACCGTGCTTAATGTTTATATGAAAGGTGCTGGCGTAACTACGATTAAAGCTGTTACATCTGGTACAACTACTGTGGTATCTGCTGGTGCTACTGCTGCACAGCCTGTTCTAGCACGTTACAAGACTGCTGCCTGTATTAAATTGGCAACTAATTCCTGGGTTGTAGTTGGCGGCATTGCGTGACATTACAGACGTTCACGCTTGGTACGTTTGCCCAACAAGGAGTTGCTGCGGCTGCCGATTTTGATTCAATTGCCACCTTTACGGTAGGTGCAGGTGGAGTTTCTACTGTTACTTTTTCATCTATTCCTAGCACTTATGCACACCTTCAATTGCGTTTTATGGCTAGGGTTTCTGGTGCAACAACTTTGGATAATTTAACAATGAGATTTAATAACACAGCAGGAACGTCCTATAGTACTCATTTTTTACAAGGTGATGGTGCAAACGTAACCTCAAATTATGTAACTATAAGCGGGAGTGAACTTTATGTTGGCAGATTGACAGGCGCTAACTCAACATCTGGCAGGTTTGGCGTAGGAGTTATAGATATTCTTGATTACAGTAACACCAATAAACTTAAAGCGACTCGCTCTCTTAGTGGTCAAGATCAAAATGGTTCCGGTGAAGCCTATTTTTGGTCAGGTTTGTTTAATTCCACTAACGCAATTACAGAAATAAAATTACTAAATAATTACGCCGAATACTCCCACTTCGCCCTATACGGAATAAAGGCAGCATAATGGCAGCGACATACGAACCGATTGCAACACAAACATTAGGTGGTGCTGCTGCTACCGTTACTTTCTCCAGCATTCCTGGAACTTATACAGACTTAGTCGTAGCAATGGCTATGGGAACAAGTAACCAAAACGGCGTAAAGATAATGATTAACAATGATACAGCAACAAATTATTCAAATACGCGTTTGTACGGAAATGGTATTAGCGTTTCATCAAGTCGTAGAAGTAACACAGCAACAGTTTATTTAGATGATGGTATAGCTTTTAGCACTGGCGCTGGAAGTAATAACAGTATATTGCAATTTATGAATTACAGTAATACAACCACAAACAAAACCTGGTTACAGCGCGGAAACAATGCAGACAATGGAACGGTTGCGGTAACTGGTTTGTATCGAAGTACGTCAGCAATTACTAGATTAGATTTTGCTGCCGTTGGCGCTACTACATTTGTTGTTGGTTCAACTTTCACTCTGTACGGAATAAAGGCGGCATAATGCCTGTAACATACAAACCAATTGCTACGGTAACCGTTGGGGCTGGTGGTGCGGCTAGCATAGACTTTACTTCCATACCTGGAACTTATACCGATTTATTAGTTTTAATTAGTGCTCGTTCAACCAGGTCAACAGACTATCGAGATGAATTATTTATTAGATTTAATTCTGATAGCGGTAATAATTATTCTGTGAGGTCATTAAACGGCGGTAATGGTGCGGCTGGAAGTTCATCGGCTGGAAGCACAAATTATCTTAAAAGAGGAACTATTCCTGCTGCGACCGCCACCGCAAGCACTTTTAGTAATAACATAATTTATATTCCAAACTATGCTAGTTCTAATCAAAAATCTATGAGTACCGAAGAAATAACAGAAAATAATTCTACGGGAAGCTATTACATAGATTTCAGAGCAGGTTTGTGGACTGGTACTTCTGCTATTACTTCTATCAGTTTTACGGTTGAAGTCGGTCCGAATTTTGCTCAATACTCAACCGCCACACTTTATGGAATCAAGAACAGTTAGGGGAACAAATGACAACAAGAATAGAAGTGAACTGCGAGACTGGTGAGGTAAAAGAGATACCTTTAACACCGGAAGAAATCGCACAGCGCGAGGTCGAAGCTGCTGCATTTGAAGCACAGCGACAAACCGAAGAAGATGCAAAGGCTGAGAAGGCTGCTGCTCGCTTGGCTATCTTGGAGAAGTTAGGGCTAACCGAAGAAGAAGCTGCTGTCCTACTGAGCTAATGAGTTGGAAATTATGCGCTGCCGGACGTACCTTATTGGATCAAGCGAATGAGGCGTTCCCCCATAGAGATAGACGTTCGGATGGGATTAAGGGCGACAGCTCTCATGCATCTCGTAAGTCCGATCACAATCCTGATGCTGAAGGCTGGGTACGTGCCATTGACATATCAGCCGGTCTTAGTGATGACCCCAAAGCCAGTTATGTATTTGCAAATCAGCTTCGACTACTTGCCAGACGTGATAGAAGACTTAGTTACATCATATATTCTGGAAAGATTGCAAGCCGAAGAACCCTATGGCGCTGGAAAAAATATACTGGAATAAATCCGCATAATTCTCATGTACATATTTCATTTACAAAGAAAGGTGACAAAGATGGCAGACCGTTCGATCTCGATGTCCTCAAAGTTTAGACCAGCGATCTATGCTCTAGCTGCGTTTCTAGCAGCTTGGCAAATAGATGACTTCAGCTTTGAAGCACGCTCCATTCTCGGAGCTTTGACCGCATGCGTGTTGGGCTACGCATCTCCTAAGAAAAAGTGAGTGCGGCAGAATGGGCTGCGTTTGTTGCAGCCATTCTCTCGTGCTGTGCACTAATTGTCGGTGGGCTTCGCTACATTATTCGACATGAGGTTCCTGGAATTATTGAGGCATCTAACCTCGTGTCGCGCATGGATAAACTCGAGAACATGGTTCTAGAATTGCTTACTAATGAGCGCAAGAAAACCAACAAAAAGCGAACGCGCCGCTAAACGCAAGGCTAAGGAATTAGCTGCTAAACGCGATAAGCGCCAGCCATTAAGCGATCTTGACGTTTGGGCTGTGCTCGTACACGAAACCTGGCTTGCTATGCAACGTCAGGGTTTTACTAAAGAGCAAGCAATGGATTATGTAACTAGCGTATTTCACATGCCACGCTTACCTGACTGGCAGGTAGAAAATCCAGACCATTCTCCATTTGAAGATGATGAGGATGAATGAAGCGAATAGCTGTAATCAGCGATCTTCAAGTACCCTTCCATGACCCACGAGCCGTCCGAAATGTTGCAGCCTTCATACGAAAATGGAAGCCTGATGACGTTCTATGCGTGGGTGATGAAATCGACTTCCAGACCATTTCACGTTGGTCAACTGGACGTGATGAGTGGTCAGGCACAATTGGGCGCGATAGAAATACTGCTCAAGACGTTCTGTATGACTTACAGGTCAGAAATATCGTCAGATCAAATCACACGGATCGACTCTACAAATCCTTAAGTTCTAGACTTCCAGGCTTGATAGGACTGCCTGAGCTTGAGTATGAAAACTTTATGGGCTTCAAAGATTTAGGTATTAAATTCCACCGCAAGCCATACGAGATAAACCACGACTGGATAATGGTTCACGGTGACGAGCAGAGCATTAACCACAATGCAGGTTTAACGGCTCTAGGAGCCGCTAGGAGACACGGAAAGAGTGTGGTGTGTGGTCACACCCACAGACTAGGGGTATCGGCGTTCTCAGAGGCATCTGGCGGCGTTTTAGGGCGTGTTCTACAAGGGCTTGAGGTTGGTCACATGATGGATGAGAAACAAGCCTATTACACGCGTGGGTCATTCAACTGGCAAAAAGGTATCGGCTTGCTTTATGTTGACCGCAAAGGCGTTACGCCTGTGGCAGTACCGATAGATAAATCAGGATCATTCGTAGTCGAAGGCAAGCGTTACGGCTAATGTGCAAGGCTTGTGGAGTATGCACTAAGGAACACACACCCACAATTGACGATTCAATAGATAATTTAGAGATGCTTCCGGCGTGTCGCCACTAGACAAATAGCAATTAACCCTGTCTAATTGGTAATTGAAATACCAATTGAAAGGGGTATTAGGGCAATGACAAGAACAAAAGCTGTTCGCATTGTGGGTCGCCGAAGCGTGGAAGAACTCCAGGCAATCGTTAATGACTTACAAACTAAAGAGTTTCTGTTTTTAGAAACTGATATTGAAATGCTAAAAGCAGCAAAGTTCCTGATTAGAGAATTAGGAGCTGCTAAATGATCCGTTATGACCGGAAAACTAAGTGCTACACAGACGGCAAAGGCAATTATGTTCACGCTTCTGTGCTTAGAACTTATGCAAAAACAAATTTAGGTTTAGGCAAAGATCGTGGTCGCTTATCGCGCGACACTATTGGAGCTTATTTCCTAGATGTATTTAACGTTGCGGATGAAGTCGCATGAATCTCGCATTAACTTGGGAATGGCTTGTCAATAACGTTGAATGGTTTTTAGTTATCGCTGGTGTTTGGTACAGCACTAAAGTAAACGCAAAGGAAAAATACTACGAGGAAGGATTTTTTGATGGATACCGCAGGGGGAAATTGGTCAAGCGCTCGGGAATTATTGAATGAAGCAGCTAACACGATTGCAGACAGAGGGGCAACGTATGGTCATTACGACCTCACAATGCTTAGAACAGCAAAGTTATGGTCAGACTTTTTGGAGCGAGAAATTGAACCAATGGACGTTGCAGTCTGTATGGCATTGGTCAAGCTCGCAAGACTCATGGAGTCTCCAAAGCATGCTGATAGTTGGCTCGATGCAGTCTCATTTTTCGCAATTGCCGGACACACGGCAGTCAAAGATTGGGACGACTTGGATGCTTAGCAGATCACCGCGTGGTACTTGGTGCGATTACTGCAAAATGCGGTGGAGCGCTAAGGATTGGCGTGGTCAAACACAAGCAATATGGCAAATAACTTCAAAGCGTGGCAACAAAATTATTGTCAGGCATTATTGCCATGCTTGCGCTTTAGAGGTTCAAGACTGGGGTGGACAAATGTGGAAGCTCCAGGAACAAATCGAATACGCGAAAGGGCAGGACAAACTAGATGTTCAATTTGAATGATTATGAGGACGTGGATTCGCGCATCCATAAATTTTATTCGGAATACGAGGATGGCGCGATCATCACCGAGTTAGTGAGCAATGATGAAGAAAAGGGCGTGGTTGTTTTTCGAGCGACAGCTTTTAGGACTTTTGTGGATACTCAGCCTTCCGCTATTGGTTACGCTAGAGGTAGCCGCAAGGATCGCGGTGTTGATCGCGATTTCTGGTTTGAAAATTGCGAGACATCTGCAATCGGAAGAT